ATGAAATCGGTATTACTTGGCATTACGCTGCTGGCCACCGCGACCGGCGCGCTGGCGGCAGACCAACTGGTTAACATCACCAAGCTGGAATACGGTAAGCAATGGGCGTTCACCAAAGAAGAAGTGACGCTGCAATGCCGCAGTGGCGGCGCACTGTTTGTGCTTAACAACAGCACGCTGATGCAATACCCGCTCAACGCCGCCGCAGAAGCGCAGGTGAAAGCGGGGCAGCAGCGCGCCCAGCCGCTGGATGTGATCCTGCTGGATGACGCAGCCAATCCCGGCAAAAAAATGAGTACAGAGCCATACCGGGAGCGCGCCGAGAAGCTGTGCGCGAACTAATGGCTTGCTCCACAAAGGCTTAGCCAGAGGTTAACCGGTGCTGAAAAATTGCGCGGGGTTAATTCCACAACGCAACTATCACCGCCCGTGTGCGAGGCTGGCAAAACTAGCGCGGTAAGCTACTCTTAAAGTGCATGGCTGAACAAGCCCTGCACAAAATGCCAACTTTTAGCGCACGGCTCTCTCCCAAGAGCCATTTCCCTAGACCGAATATAGGAATCGTATTCGGTCTTTTTTTGTTTATCATTTTAAAACAGTAACTTACAAGCAAAACAACCACTTATCACGCTTCCTGTTCTACCGTATTACACCCTTTTTCTTCCTCTGTCGCCACTTTGCCGCCACTGTCCTTGTACGTCTGTGTCAGTGGGTTGAGCGCTATTGCCTCCTCTAAATGGTCTGGCGCGAAATGGGCGTAGCGCATCGTTACCCTGATATCTGAGTGCCCAAGGATGCGCTGCAAGACTATGATATTCCCCCCACCCATCATGAAGTGGCTAGCAAAGGTATGGCGGAGCACATGCGTCATTTGTCCTTCTGGCAAGGTTATATTCGCCAGTCGCAGAACTCTATAAAATTGCTTGTAGCAAGGATCAAACTCCTTTTCATCCAGTATTGTGAGCTCGTCATATAATTCTTTCGAGATGGGTACAGTTCTGTTTTTCTTCCCTTTGGTGTTGGTATACGTGATTTTATATTTTGATATCTGCGATGGCCTTAGTTTTGCGGCCTCATTCCATCTGGCACCAGTTGATAGGCATATCTTTACGATGAGTGTTAACTCTGGGTTGCCATGAGTATGGCAGGCGTTTATCAGTGCTTTTATTTTCTCATTGTTCAACCATGCCATTTCCTTTTCTGGCTGATCAAACTCTCTGATGTTTTCCAATGGATTTGGCAGCGACCATTCGCCGAGTCGTTTTAACTCATTGAACACCGCACGCAAAAAAGCTTGTTCACAGCTAACCGTTCCCGTGCTGACTTTTCTTGTTTCAAGGCTGGTGCTATACCCTCGTTAATTTCGAGGACACGAACGCCATGATGATAATCTTCAGCCATCGGGCGGATCTCCGGGTTCGGCAACGTGAAAGAGGCGAGCGAGGTGTTTGTTCGCAATGAGCTGATACCGCTGCAGCGGAGGATGCAGGAGTTAAACGACTGGATAGGGGAAGAGGTTATCAGTTTTGAAAGTTATGAATTAGGAGGGGACTGATAGTTATCAAGTATATAGTGGTACTCAAAAACATAATATTGGTGGGTGATTTTTATTTCAAATGGTGCGCCTAAAAGTTAGGCGCACCTATTCATTCTAAAGAACTCCTGTCATTGCCATGTTAGCAATGGCAATCAGATCTCTCTCTCTTGTATCAATAAATTCCTCATAACTTTTGTCTCCATTTTTGAGGGGCTCACCAATAATTGCCGCTTTAAAAATCGCATCTCTTTCTGCTTCGTGTATTGTCGGGAAGTAAATTGCGGGATCATTGTCTGATATTTTATTATTGTCCTGTGCAGTAAGGAATGCAATGTTTGCTATTATGTTTGATTCATGGAACCCGATGCCTTTCTTGGCTAGGAAAGATTTCGGGTAAATGTGATGAAATTGTCTAGAATTGTATGCAGCAAGAGCCGCCCCGAGATCAACTACTTTCCCCGTAATGAAACTCCTTGGATTCATTTGCGCTAATAAACATATGGTTGTTTTTGCTGCGGAGGAATTACTTCGCCAAGCCTTCCTGAAAAATCCGGCTTCTATTTTCACTGGGGGCTGTATGTATAGATTTGGGTTTGAAATTATGTTATCCATACCCTGTATATCTTCCATTACATAGGTGTTGGTACCTGCTTTATATCTCTGGGATAAGCCACAACACCAGAACCATCGTTTAATTGAACTGTATTGATGACCTGTTGGCCTATCACATTTAGAGAAGAAATACACCAAAGGGACAAGCATGATTGGGAATGGCAAGAATGATGAGTTTTGAATCTTTAAATCTCTTTCCAGAAAATCGATTGTATGTTCGATACCTTTCTTAAGACTGGCCATGGCAGTGACTAAATCATCAGGGTTTACATCTATCAAGGAATCTGAATCGATTTGATTATTTATTATGGATGTCAAGCATCGCATTAAAAGAGTTTCATCAACTTGATCGTATCCTTTTGCTGATAGACTGTCTTTTATAGTGTCAATTTCATTCCTTAAATTAAATTTCTCTGACCAAGTCCAAGCTGTTAAAAGTTCTATGGTACTGAGTCGAGTACCTGATGAGTTTATACGTTGAAATATCCTACAAACTTCTTGATTGGTTCTCTCTTTAATCGTTACTACAGGGAATTCATAATCTTTAAATTTATCCACTAATCTTGTTATCATGCCTATCTCATGAGCGTTAAATTTTGCTAATTCAGCAATAAGCTTTGTGGTATCAAGGATATTGTATAAACCAACACTATTAACATCCCCTGGCTTACTTTCTTTATTATAGAATTTATCTTGGGCTGGGACATAATGGATGTCAAACCTTGATGATAATTCTTTATTCCTTGTCGGTTTGTCAGCGTTAAAAACACCATATAAAGTCGTTAGCCTTTGCTGCCCATCTAGAACGTAGTCAACAGGGTAATCTTCTTTTACCTCTGGAAGTTCATACCCCCCAACATTCCTCTCATATTTTAACGGTATTTTTGTTGACCACAATAATAATGATCCCACCGGATATCCACTATATATTGAATCAATTAGGCCTAATATTTGCTCATCAGTCCAAACAAAGTCTCGTTGAAATGCCGGGATTTTAATCTGCCCTCGAGTGACGTCATCTAGTAGGGAGGCTAATCGGGTGTTTCCAGAGTCTATTTTCTTTTTTATAGCAGCTTGTTGTTCCATCATAAACTTCCTTTCTGTGTGCAGAGATAAGATAAGCTTATAAAATCGCATAAATCACTGTGGCGCGCAATCGTAGCCCCGCCACGCCTGCCCGCTTTTTGTATGGGTTTTCATGCAGGTGCCCGAATAGCAGAAGGGCGCGCCATTACTGGTGCGCCCGGCTGTTTTAGATCCTTTTTTGATCGTGCGGATTCATGCAGCATAGACATGCATTACGCGGATTCGTCAGCTGTCTTGCTTAGTCGCTCGCTGAGTTCTGGAAGTAGTGCGCGGAGTTCGGCCAAGGGATTTGCAATTTTGCCGATCTCGCTCTTCGTCCTGCTTGAATTTGTTGTAGGTTTCAGTATCGAAAAATGACAAAGTTTCAACCTCATCTTTCGGTACGAGAACCCTAAAGTCACTAATGTTCAAGTGTGACAAACCACCAATTACACCGCTTTCTAAATAATGAGCGTGATAGTTTGTTGTGATATTGATGGTCAGATCATCTTTGTGACGGTGGCCACTAAGCATCGGCAGAATTTCCAGATGATCTGACATGCCGTGCTCAAGAGCGGGGCAGGTTACTAAACCTACGTAAATCTTACGGGAGGATAGGGTAATAATGATTGGGAACTGACGGGCGGAAGCCTCCATAAGCATTGCTTCGAACGAATTATTACCAACGGCTTTTGCCAAAGCATCCCATCGCCGATCCCCTTTTGACGTTTTCCTTTTACTCCACCAACCACAGAGCGCGGAGAGTGATATAGATATCACAACCCAGGCCATTTGCTTGATCTCGTTATTCCTCTGAGCCTTATCTGTTGTTGTTGAAACAACGCCATTAAAACTGTCTGTGGTGAGGTGTAAGATCTTGGCTACCCAGCGGAATACACCGGTGGCGTTCAAGATGAAGCATAAGAAACCGCCGACTAGGAAGAACACAATTCCCCAAGCAGCGACAAAAAAATAAGCGTCCCAGCCATTGGAACGCTTATATCTATATCTTGTTGATAATGAAAGGTTTACAAAAATAAACCCACTTACCAATATCACTGAAAGCAGAATTGTTGCCATTATCTTCTTCTGTTGTATTTTTGTACTTTAATCGTTGCCAGCTTATCCATCTGGTCATTAATGGCCTTGATTGTTTCTTCATTAGAAAGGTCGACAGAAACGAATCCATCTTTGCTCAAGTTGAGCTTTTCTTTGTTTTCCTTGAGGATTTTAGCAAGCCTTTCTGTTGGGTTGCCGAGCCTCAGTGCCGCTAGCGTTGTCATAACCCCCTCCTTAAATGGCGCAACATTATACAGATTGCGCAGTGCTCCTACAAGAAAAATAGCCATTTACTCTTCAGACAGGTAAATCGGCTATTCGTTGCACTGACTTAACTTAAGTCGACTTCATTGAGTATTGCAAGCCTTTTCGGCAACTTCATCAATGATTCATATTGTATTTATAGTAGGTGTTTAACCCATATTCACCTTCGTCTAGAACGCGCCAAGCGTCCTGGTAGTAGTTGATGTAATCGTTAGCCTGCCTCGGTGACCAGTCAAAACCGACCTTTTGCAACTCCCTCAAAAAATCGACAACCGCAACGGTCCATCTTCCGGTTGGTTTTCTTTTTCTGGCCAGTTGAAAAGCCCAAGCTTCGTCTCCACGCCGCGCCATAACTTAGCCCTCGCCTGCGTTGTAAAAAATTCCGTCGTAGTCTTGTTCTGGTAGAACCTCGCTGGACAGATCGATGATCATGCCCAAGGCTAGTTTTAAATCAGAAGCATGCCGTGGGGCGATAAGGGCAAGCTCTGCAATGAATCGAACGCGCGTTAAAGTTTGTTTTTGTTTTTCAAGTGATTCCATCACTGCCTCCAGATGGTACTGTATGTATATACAGTATTATGGTGAATGTTTTCAGGAACCTCGTCAAGACTCATTGTTAGTGAATTTATTTCATTCGCATGCATTTCCATCACTTAGCTATTTTTACCCTGTTGTGCCAACCACAAATAAAAAGCCCAGCACTTTTGGCTAGGGCTGGCCATCATATCCGGCGGGGCCATACTCCCACCAGGATCCCCCGTACAGTTATTGACAGAACTCCGAGAGGGCGCAGGTGCGCCCTGAAGGTCAACACCCAAAACCGGTGCTTTCTTCGGCACAATTTTCCATTGGATTACGCGGGTGATGATTGGCACGTCCTGGCCAACTGGCGGGGAGAAAACACCACGCACGCGGATCACGTCTTCGCCATATCCGTTGGTTTCCTCCGCGGCCTCGTAATAGGTACGGACAACCAGATCATCGCGCTTAACAAACGGCCCGCCTTGGGCGTTGATATATTCCGCCCAATTGCCGACGTCGGCGGCGTCGTGGACTGCGGCAAACTCTACGCTAAGGCCAATTGCGGCCTCATGGTCGGCCATCCGGCGCAACTCGCGGTATACGGTTACCGGAGCGCCACCAATGAATTGAAACTGACGAACACGCCAGCGAGCGGCCCAGGCAGACACTGCGGCGACGGTTTCCTTGAGCGGCTTCCCGCTTTCGTCGTCCAGTTCACCATCCAACTGATAGCCGTCGATATTTTTCGAAATGTATTTCGCAACATACCCGGTGGCGCTGCCCTGGTCAGGATCGATCTCTTCAGCATGGAAGCGTGCCTTACGGGCCTTAGCAGAACTCAATTCCCGAGCATCTTCCTGCGTTGCGTAATCGCGCATGATTTCACGTATCTGGCCAACATCTTCAGGCTGCATAAACATCAGCATGTGCCAGTGTGGCGTGCCGTCGTGGTGAGGCTCGGCAACCCTGATCCCGAAAATGCGTAAATCTTCGCGGTGGAGTTTCGCGCGAATCTTTGACCATACCGACCTCAGATAACCCTGTGTCTCGGCCGGGCTGGCGCCGTTCCATTTCCGATTACGATGGCCGTGTTTGTTGGTGGCATGAAATTTTGATGGGGCCGTTATGGTGTAGAACTCGCCGATGTAACCCATATCGTTACAGATATTCTCGAAGCCGCGGATGCGCACCATCAATTCACTGCGGCGGATCGCGGGATTCGCAACGCTGCCATCATATTTATCGATCAGGCTTATACGGTTGCCGGCTTCGTCTTCGAGCTCCATCCCCTTTAAAAACTCACGGGTGCGTCGCTTCTGCTCGCGCCACTCGGTGATCGCCGTCTTGCTGGCGTATGGGTTGGTTTTTTTACTGACGTTGGCCAGCGCAATATTCAAGTGCTCGCGCCATTCTGCAGAGGTGCGGCGCAGACGGTTGAGCCACCATTGCGGCGACAACATCCGGGATACGGCAGGGCCGGCATCTTCTTCGCTGAAAAAGCGTTTATTCAGTTTCTCCCACAGCGGCGGCAGTTGGCGAAAGTCGCGAGTGATGATCCCGGCACGGCGGTATAGCAACCACATTGCTTTCAAATCACTGCAGGCGGAACATTGCTCTGCGACTAGTCCCAACTCCTGCGCGATAAACGCGGCGATATCCTCGGCCACGGGACTGAATCGCCAGGCCTGCTAGCGTCATGTAACGAATGCCGGCATTAACGCTTTCGCGTATCGCACCGCGGCGCGCGGCGGTCATGGCGCCATCTGCAACCGCCTCGGCAGCAACCTTGCCGATTTCGGATGTGGCATTCAGCACATACGCCGCGACTTTGCCGCTGGAGAGTTCATTTATCGGTACGCACGGCTGGCAGTGCAACTGCGCCAGCATCCCATCGATCAGCGTCGGGTCTTCGGTGAGGTCGGTCAGCGACAGCAATTCCTCAACCGTCAGGCGGTGAGGCTGGTCAGGATTCAGCTTATTGCGCAGTACCTGCGCCGACATGCCAGCATCAGCGCTCAGCTGCTTGATGTTGTGCTTTGTCGCGAATCGGCGGCAGGCTTCTTCGTAGTGCGCCTGTTTAGAGACTTGATAATCAAACATGGTTTAGCCCTTCAAAATTCGAATAATCGAATTAACCGCGGATGTAGCGGCATTTGATCGCAACCTGGTGATTTTTCTCGCGCCACGCTTCGAGATTGATCAGGGCATTACCGTGCTTGGTCATCGTGACCTCTTCGATCTCGCCGGTCTTCCGGTTCTTCCGGTTTTGCTTCACGGTGGTGGTAGGGGTTGGCGCCAGCAGCACAACGCCGTTGGCGATCCACTTCTCCAGCACAGATGCGCTGATGCCGTTAACGGCAATGAAGTCCTCTTTGGACATGGTCGGCGAGGTGTGCATAGCAACTGCGCACTGCACTGCTTCCAGAATGGCGCCGCTCAGACCAGGCAGAAGCATGTTTGCAATCTGCGCAGGTGAAAAAGGCGCGGCGGGTGCGGCCTGGAGGTTTGCAATATCATGAGATATAAAGCAATATCTCCGGTTAGTGGTTTGTGTTCTACGGTGTTACATGTGGTGTGTATCTATCGTAGATTCGTTTTTTGTATCTATGAATACGAAAATCGAACTTAAGGTTGTCTTGATGCGTATAGAAAACGCTGTGGCGTCAGAGGTTTTAGAAAGAATCCTTTCTTCTTATGGGTTTACCATGCAGAAAGAGCTTGCTGAAAAACTGGAAATTTCCAGTAGTAACGTAGGCGGGTGGCTTTTGCGTGGGCAGGTTCCGGGCACGGTAATTGTGCGATGCGCACTGGATACTGGCGCTGATGTCACTTGGTTGGTAACTGGGAAATTTGCAAATTCGAATATTGAAGTTGGCAAATCCACACTTCGCGGCAAAGCCTTATATGAAAAAATCCAAGCTGCAGGGGGAAAACCTGTGCTGCGAAGGATGCTAGATGCGTACGGGTTTCGAACTCAAAAAGAGCTCGGCGACTTTTTGGACATTTCAACCGCAACAATCAGCACTTGGGTTAGGCGTGAATATTTTCCCGGCGATGCGGTTGTTGCATGTGCGTTAGATACTGGCGTGTCATTGCTATGGTTGGCCACCGGGCAAGGCCATCCTGGCAACCCGGATGCTGTTTCCTACGAGCCATCCTTCACCACGCTGAAACGTTGGTCCATTGCTTCAGGTGAGTTAATTCGCGCTGGCGAATGGATTTGTGATCCTTCATTTACTCCTGAATCCACTTCAGAGCTGGGATACGTCCAGAAAAGCAATAATTCTTGGCTTGTAGATTTTGGAAAGAAAACCCTTGGTAATGGGTCATAGTTACTCGATATTGATGGAAGCTGCGATATATACACAGTTGCAATCCTTCCAGGCAAAAGAATTAATATCACAGGAATAACTATAAGTTTTGAATGTGATATTGATAAAGTGAACCCTTTGGGGGTTGTAATAATGGAAATTAAAAAACTGTATTAAGTAAGGAAAAGCAATGAAAAAATTCTTCAAGTGGATACTTTATATCATCGTGGCCTTGGTTGTTATTGGCTACTTTGCCGATGATAAAAAAGACAGCACAGCTAACACATCTACTTCGTCTGAAAGCACGCCAGCGGTCGCTGCACCGGCCAAGGAAGTGTACAAAACTACAGCGAATGCATTGTTCAAAGATTACGATGACAATGAAGTAGCTGCGGATGAAAAAATGAAAGGTAAAACAATAGAGGTTTCAGGAACAGTGCAATCTATTGATAAAGATTTTACCGATTCAATTATTGTGCGCTTAAAAACAAGCAATGAATTCCTACCGGCAATGATGGGCATTCAGGATTCAGAGAAGTCGACCGCTCTGGCACTTAAAAAAGGTCAGAAGGTTGTGATCACCTGTGAAGGGATGACTCGTCTGATGGGTGCACCGTCTGGCCGTGATTGCGTTTTTGCTAACTAAATTTTTCTGATGGCGGTGCGGAGAGCGCCGCCTTTTTGGTGTGGTCATTCCGTCGCCACTTTTTCTGTATCAATGTTTTAACTACCTGTTTTTAAAATAGTTTATTTCATTTGAATAGTACTCGGTGTTTTTTTATATCGTTGGTTTTAAAGGTTTTTTTCAAAAAGGCTCGAATTTTACTCGAATTTTGATATTCGGTCTTTTACAGCATCACGTACTCTTTCCCTCGCGTATTGAGATATTTCAGCGTCATCGTCTCTGAAGTATGCCCCAGTAATTTCTGCGCAAAATGCCTTCCTCTTTCCTTCTCATATAATCGCCCGGACAGACTACGGATCTCGTGAAATGTCGGGGGGGGGGGGGTTCCTCTAAATCCAACCCTGAAGCTTTTCGCGCTGCTACAAATTTTTTTGTTAATCCATCTGGGTGCAATGACCCGTCCGGGCTGTTTTTTCTGATGCCGGCGCTGAGCAGAAAATCTGTCGTGCTGGCCCGCCGGCAAAGGTCAATCACTGTACCCAGCTGCAAGCCCACGCATTTCAGTTCAAGATCGAGGGGCAGGGAGATCATGGCGCCCGTCTTGCCTTGCTCCACCTGCAGGCGCCCGGCAACAATATGGTCAAATCGCATTTGGGTCAGATCTTCGCGTCGCTGGCCAGAAACCAGTGCCAGATCCATCGCTAAACTGAACCACGCTGGCATCGCGGATGCCGCTTCTCTTGTGGGGAGGTATTGCGCCAATTCCAGCCATTCGCGTTTCACCACGACTTTCTTCCTGCTACCCCCTGAGTATGTGTTCACCGCATGCGAGGTGCCAACGCTTCGGGGTGAAACATGGGGCGATGGCGGAAGCTATAGCTGGCAAAAGCGCTAAAGAGATAATTGAACCTTTTAAAGGTTATAACTTTGTCGACGATCATGGTCATCGCTTGGAATTGTGCGATGACTTAATTTATCTGATCAATTTGATGGGAATACCGACGAGTAAGCGGCTACTGACCCAAGACAAAATTAAAGAGTTGGCAACGTTTGCGGCGAAAGACGGCCAGCCAGTCTACATCATTGCCACCGACCGATAGTATCCCGGAGTTCGAAGCGGACGATGGTACTCAGGTGCAAGAGTAGAATGGCATGATTGTTTACTCTGAATCGGAAGATCACGATGTGCTGCAATGGGATTGATGGCATTATAATTACTTTCAATGAGGTCTGTGACAGTGTGTCCAGAGTGATTTTTTTGTTGGCGGTGGCACAACTTTGAAGGAGTGAAAATCAGTATCGATACCCGGTAATGTTTAACTCTCGAGTTTACGAGTCTTGCTAGAGAATTTATCGCTATTAAATACTTGAGTGAGAGAATCATAACATTACCAAGGAGCTTATATGTTGTTTGAAAAAAGCAAAGATGAGATTTTTTATAGTACTTTGTGCAATAAATTAACGATGGAGTTAGGTGATAAGTGTGTTTCCGCTGTATTGGCGGAGGATTTAGATATTACCATTTTTGATAATCATCCGCCCTATATCTCTATAGGCGATACGGACATCCTCATTGCTTTTGCATTTGGGAATCGTGAAAATGTTTCCGGGTCAAAAAATGAATTGGCGCAACCTGGACCAATGAACAAGGACCTTGCTGATTGCTGTGCCAAGGCATACCGTATGAAGCCAATGCGAATGTATGTTCAGTGGGAAATAGCACGGTATTTGGCCTCGAAGGAAATGTATCCTGACATCCCAGCCGACGATATCGTTTCGATTGAGCCAGAATGGGATGACCAGGGAAATCTAACTTATCTTAGTACTGATGGTGTACTGCAAGCTATTATCAATAAACATTTCGGGGGTAATTCAGCTTCTGTCGGGACGGCTGCTGTTATCGGACATGGCGATCACGTGAAGCGTTGCGTGATGACATGTCAAATGCGTAATGTTAAAGGATATGCACTGCGGGAGGTGACTCTGCCTGTATGGTATGATAAACAATCTTCACAAGTCTGGACTCGCCGCAGAGATTTATATGTTCTAAACGACATGGCAAATAGATTGATGATGGTTGCTCAAAAAAATATTCTTAATTCCCAATAA